CAAGCTCAACTGTTTATGTATTTAACATGAATAGCTTTGCAGTCCCTAACGTATCATTGTTTTACGGGGTGTATTTAGGGGGAACTCCTGTATCACCTGCAACAGTATCTACACAATATGGGTCAGCTGCCAATGCTTTCCTTCCAGGATACCCAATGCCAGCAGGGACTGCCTCAACTTTAGTTGTAATTTTACGTGCAGCTCAAGTTGCCCCAACATCTACAGTATATGTAAAAATAGCTAATACAGATACAAGTACATTTGGACCAGTTGTCACAATTGCGGCCGGATCAGCTGCTGGAACATATACAGATAACTCGGCAACAGTTAGTTTTACAACTAACCAAAGACTTACAGTAGTAGCTAGCAATCCTTTTGTAGCTGGAGCTACCTCTAGTGGAACATTGTCAACAGGAAGTTTTAAATATGCAATATGATAAACTATAGTTACAACCAAATTGAAAACGGAGATTGGGTAATCACTAATGTTGATACTAACTCCACAATGTTTATCTTATCAGATGAGCAGGCTGAGGACGGATCATTTGTCCGAGGCCTTCCTGAACATGCCATAATGATAAAAGATTTTCAAGACGTTTCTAAGCTAGAATATTTTATATCTTTGCTTGAAACAGACCCAGGTACGGCCTTCACAATTTATAACAAATAAACAACAATATGAAGAGCCAAAAGAATAATTTGGTTATCCTACAGATACTTCTTATATTATACTATATACTAATCCATTAATCTAATCTAATCATGGACATTCTAAACTGGCTATATCTAGCTAAAAACAAATTTGTACGTACTACTATTGATAACAACAAAGACTTAATGATCTTTGGTGCTAAAGTAGGTGCTAATAAGCGTGGCGATATTTATCAAAACTACGCAATGGAAATTAATGATTTTGCTGCAACCTTACCCGCTGGTCCTACCGGTCCTCAAGGAGTTGCTGGTGTAGCTGGTGCTGCTGGTGCACCCGGTCCTGTGGGTCCTGCCGGATTAAACTGGCAAGGAGCATGGTCTGCCTCAGGAACTTATGTAATAGATGACGCAGTAGGTTACGGTGGAGCATCATGGTTCTGTATTGCTAACGTAGGTCCTACCGCTACTGTACCTTCAGCGGATCCTACAAAATGGGCATTACTTGCTGCACAAGGAGCTACTGGAGCTACAGGTGCTACTGGATTACAAGGCCCAACTGGTGCTTCTGGTCCAAGTAACGTATTATCTATAGGAAGTGTAACTACATTAGCAGCAGGTTCTAGTGCTACGGCAACTATTACTGGATCATCCCCTATTCAAACTTTGAACTTAGGTATTCCTCAAGGAACACCAGGAGGAGCAGGATCCGCACTTGTTTATATAGCTCGTGTTTTTCAGGTAGGGAGCGCTACACCTACAGTAACAGTAAAAGAAAACACAACTGCAGGTACTTGGACAATTTCTACGTTTAATCCTGGACAATTTCTTCTATTTAATCCTAGTTACGTTGGAATTCCTAACCATAGAATTGTAGTATTTGCAACTAAAGGAAATGATGGAAACTTAGGTGGTGCTAGTGCTGGTTATGTATCATCTGTTTTTGATGGTTCTCAAGTATGGTTAAATGTTTACAATAGTTCCGGATCCCTTACAAATGGAATAATGGGTACTAACGGTATGAACCTAGAAATTCGAGTTTACCCATCTTAATAGACTAATATGGACATCCTTAACTGGCTAGGCATAAAGAAACAAAACTTAATCAGAACCACACTAGATAGTCCACAAGACTTACTAGTGCTTGGTGCTGATGTATCCTTCCAAAAGCGGGGAGATAAGTATCAATCTTATGCAATGCCTACACAAGATTTTATTGAAGCAGGTCTCATTGCTAATACGGCTCACTATGAGTTAGATATTGCAGCTACTAGCGTTGTAACAGTAACTACTGCCCGTGGTATTATTGATATTGCCAATATGGGAACATCTGCTCCTTTAACTCCTGGTGCAGCTTATGCTAGTTCAGTTTCTTTCTTGATTGATAATCCAGATCTAGACCTTACTATAACTAACAGAGATAACGTATATGTACAATACTCAGTGTATTACAAAAACACTATAACTGATAATGTTATCCCTCATTTAATTGCTACAGGAGTTTCAAACGGATTAGAGTTTAATCTTTATAACGCTAATCCTACAATAGCTGGGGTTAATAACTGGGATGGTGATTTGTACGTTTATTATGAACTTTACACAATAAATAACTAACATGGATATATTAAACTGGGTATACCTACTCAAAAACAAACTAGTAAAAACTACAGTACAAGATCCTACACAAGATCTTGTAATTCTTGGTAACAATGTATCTTACGCTAAACGCGGAGACAAGTACCAGTCTTATGGTATGACCGTAGAAGATTTTGCTGCATCTATAGTACCTGCTCCAGGTACTCAAATGAACTATGTAACGGGTATATTAGATCCAGAAGCAGAAAGTGATTTTATACAGTTACCTGATACTATTACAACTGATAATGGTGACCTACTTAACACTTATAAATTAGGTGGTATTGTAAACTTTAATGGGATAGGTCAATCATCTTATTCATACCTAATTGGTGTAATATCAGGAGATACTAGACTTAGATTAATTAATGATGCTAGTGTGATTGGCGCTCTTGGCGTAACTACATATAATGGAGTATCTGGTAAGTTTACAGTAAACGCTTTAGTAAAAAACGCAAGTACAGGAGCAGCTATACCACTTACATTTGCAACGATTGTACTGGATAATACAATAGCAGGTCTTGATGACTACTTTGTATCCATTGTAGCAACTGCTGGAGCATCTTGGGTAGGCATAGCATACATAGATATTGAGTTTATGTCTGACCAAACACTAGCTTACTTTAACTAATAAAACTTAAACATATGTCATTAAGAAAAGGATCATTAGAAGAATATTATAACAGTGTACCTGGTATGAAATCTGCAGGATGCAGTACTCCTAAACCTGGAAATAAACCAACTTGTTATCAGGATAAGGTAGAGCCTGATACACGGGCAAAGTTAAATCTTTATGCAAATCCTCAAGATGCTTCAAGAGAAGCTTAAAAAATTATAAAACTATGTCACTAGGAAACGGAAACCCAAAAGAAGGAGATAAAGGCTCTAACTTTAACTACGAGTTAAAAGTATTACAAGGACTTCAATGTACTTGTGATCAACTTAAAATTATTGATGCTAATACCGATGATGTAGAATTTATACTTTCATCAATACTTACTACACTTCAAGCTAGTACAGAGTATGAAGCTAAATTTACAGTAGATACTTGTAATAGTGATACGGTATATTTAGAGGTAAGGATATGGAATCCTGATACATCTACCTGGGGTCCGATTACATACTATCTACCAGGTAGTACAACACCTGTAGTTCCTCCAGGGGCAGCTACTCCAGGATGTTTAGTATATGCAGATCCTTCTGCTGTATTAGCACTTATATTAGGAGCTATTCAAGCAGGTAATGCTATTCTTACTGATATTGAAACTAGTGTTCAACTTATAGATAATTGTGTAGGAACAGATGGGGTTACAGCACCTCCAAATTCTTTTCTTGTAGCAGGTGTTACAGCTGGTGGAATTCAGCAAACTATTGAGGTAAATGCAAGTGGACACGTTAATATTTCAGATGGTGGAGGTTCTATTACTGTAGACGGCACCGTAGCGGTATCATCATTACCCTCTGTAGCAATATCTTCATTACCTAATGAGGGTCAGCAGACAATGGCTAACTCTATATCAGTTGCCCTTGCTAGTGATCAAGCAGGTGTTCAAAGAACTCCTGCATTCCTTAGACCTACTGGTACATCGGGTACTATAACTGCAGGTAAATATTCAGCATCGTTTGCTAGTGTAGGAACCGCTGATGCAACAGTTGGTGGTATTACCCTTAAGCCAGGTGAATCATTAAATTTTGATGCAGGCGCTATTAACAATACCTTAGCTGCAATAACTTATAGTACCACAACTGCGGGAGCTGAGTTAATAATTATAACACTTGCATAATTATGAGTACGCAAATACAAATACCATCTATTAATCAGTTACCTATAGCTGCCGTATCTAACACAGCATTCGTAGCTTTTACAGGAACAGTAGCCCAAACTATTGTAAAGATTTTAACTATACCTGCTAATACGTTAACGATTGGTAATTATTGGAATGTAGGAAATAAAGATTTTGGAAGTGTAGAAGCAGCTATAAACTATGCGGGAACAGGTGCTACAAGCATGCTGGTTTATATGAACAATACTACTAATTTATCAGGTAGTCCTATTCAATTAGGTGGTGGACTAAGTGCCGCAGCTTCAAGCGGTACCACAGCTTATGCCTTTGGTATTAATTCTACATCAGGGGGTGCGGCTAATGCTATGACTCGTATTACAAGTAATACTAATGTGCAAAATACTTCAACAGCAACATTACCTGGTGGATATACGAACTCGACTATTTTTGATATTACGCAACCGATATATATTATTTTTGCTGCAACATTAAATAATGTAGGAACAACACTTTCTATAGGACCAGCCATTATCAACCCTCTAAAGAAATTATAATGGGATCAGCAGAAGCGTGGGTATTTACCACTAAAGATGTTATCTGGATAGTGATGACAATAGGTGCAGGTTTATCAGCATATTATGCTCTTAAGCAGGAACTAGGGAAGTTGAAAGGGAAAGTAGATAAACTCGCAAGTGACATGGACTCCCTAGAAACAGATCTTATGGCCAAAGAAACAAGCATCTATAATAGAATGGAAATACTTAAAGAAGATCAGAAAGCTGCTCACGAGAAGCTTGATCTAAAGATGGATAACCTTACTACGCACATGACTCAGTTGAGTACTAACATTGCAGAGTTAACAGGATATATAAAGGCTAAGAGAGAAGAAGACGGTAAACGAGCTTAACTCTTAAGTATTAGGTACCCGCCTAGCATACCGTAAGATCTGCTAGCGGGTCTTTTTTTTGTTTAAATGTTGTAAGTTTAAACTTTTTACATATATTTGTCTAAACCTAAATAAGTTAGACATGGAAAACCAACAAGTTTCAGCAGAAGAAATGGCTGCTAAAAAACAAGAATTGATCGCATCATTTGCTGAACAATCTGAAATGTTAATCGTACAGTTAAAGTACGAAACCCTAATTGCTGATATCGAAGAACAACGTCTACGTGCTTTAGTAGCACAGATGCGCGCTGCTCAGATTTTAGCTCCTGCTCCTGAATCACCAGCTGAAGGTCCTAAAGAACCTACTGCTCCACGAACTCTTAAGAAAGAGAAATAATGGCTGTAGTAAATCAGGTACGAAAAACAGTTAGAATGGACTTGTGGAGTATTGTCAAGTTCCAACTAGCTGTACATTGCCATTTAAAGGCGCTAAATGTATCTGATCAGGACTTAAGCTGTCTTACTTTCTTAGCTCTATCAGGAGAGAAAGAACTTACGGAATTCTGTGACGCTGCTACTAAGAACAAGATTTTTGGTAGCAGCCAATCGGTTCGTAATGCGATTACTAAAGCTGAAAAGAAAAGCTTAGTGATTAAGAATGGAAAGAGTAAGAAGAAGATATCTTTAAGCGATGACCTAAAGATACAGATCACAGGTAATATTTTGCTGGATTATAAATTTGTACACGTTGAGCCCAAAGAAGTCCAACAACCTGTATAAAGATGTAGCTGAAGAGCTAGGTCTACCAGAATCACAAGTTTCTGATATTGTTTCGTATTACTGGAGCAACGTTAGAAAATATTTAGAATCAATGGATGAACCCGTTATAGACGTGGAGAATCTAGGAGTATTCTATACAAAAAGTAAATGCCTTCATAGAGAAATACAAAAGAATGAAGACTACGTTAGAATTATCAATCCTGCCAACTTAAAAAAATTTCAATTTTATAATACCGCTCAACAACGTTTAAAACGATTCTACTCCTTAAAGCAAAAGCTTGAAGATCAGTTAAGTTTAAAGCACCAATTTAAAGCAACTAAAAATGAAAATCTTAGAAAAGATCAAGACGGTTTGGAGCACTAAATGGCTCATTCTTGAAGGAGTTTTTAACTACTATTTTACTCGCAAAAAAATAGAGAAGATTGCATACTGGCGTAATGAGATATGTAACAACTGCCCACTAATAGATTTGGTAGGCGATAAATGTCTAGTGCCGGGTACGCAGCCTTGCTGTAGCGACTGCGGCTGCGCCCTTAAGTATAAGATTCGTAGCATGTCATCAGAATGCCCTAAGGGTCAATGGTTTGCTGTAATGACTGAGGAAGAAGAGGATGTATTAAATGCTAAACTAGGAAACAATGGCGATAGTATTTAAAGCTGATACTCATAGTTACATAAGCATTGATCCTAGTGAGAACATTACATGGACTAGTGTAACAGGTATTATATCTAAGCTTAAAAAAGCTTTTGATGCAGATGCTATAGCTCTCGGTTCGTCTAAGAAGAAAAAAAGCAAATGGTTCGGTATGTCTCCTGAGGATATTAAAGAAGCATGGAAGAATGAATCACAAAAAGCTATGAACCTCGGTACTTGGTATCATAACCAAAGAGAGGCTGCATATACGTCTTGTGATACCATAGAACAAGATGGCTCTACTATTCCTATTTTTAAACCCGTTGAAATAGATGGAATTAAAAAAGCTCCTGAGCAAAAACTTGTTGACGGTATCTATCCGGAGCATATGGTTTATCTTAAAAGCGCTGGATTATGTGGTCAAGCCGATAGAGTAGAAATAATAAAGAGCATAGTAAATATTTATGATTACAAGACTAATAAAGAAATTAAAACTTCGGGTTACACAAACTGGGAAGGAATTACTGATAGAATGCTTGATCCTGTCAGTCACTTGGATGATTGCAATCTTAATCATTATGCATTACAGCTAAGCTTGTACATGTATATGATTCTTAAACATAATCCTCGCATGCGCGCGGGAAAAATGATTATCGAACATATAGTATTTAAAGAGGCCGGTAGAGATGCGTATGATAATAGAGTCGTACTATACGATGAATTTGGTGAGCCTGTAGTAGATAAAATTGTACAATATGATGTACCTTATTTAAAAGAGGAAGTCATTAATGTGATTAACATGCTAAAAGAAAATGCCTAAGCTTAACGAAAATATACCGTCTTTTAAGTGTTTAGTAAAGGCATCTTACTTTACTAAAAAATCTGAAGATGATAACGTATACCATAATGCGTATGCTTTTGGTATTCAATCTATTACAAGTAAGATACTTACTTTTCACATAATGACAGATTACGGTATGGTAAGATCGCGAGTACCCATATCTGAGATATACTTAAAAGAACCCCTTACTGATATACCTTTTCACATGAAACAATTATGGGATTGTTTCTCTGAGAATGTAAGTGTTACTACCTACGAACACCTTAAAGAAAAGAAATGTCAAGTTATACTTAAAGACAAAAGTTTTATTTGGGCAACCTACCTATTTACCATTGACTGGTATAATAACCCTTATTCAGATGAACCTAGCGATTACAAAGCTGGTCATATACTTATTGCAGATGATGGTTATTTACTTTGTCAGCCAAATAATAGAATATTTTGGAGAGATAGCAATTGGGTAACTAAACCGTTTCCTGTAGATCCAAAAGAAATAAAAGTAGATACAATTTTACCATCTGTAGAAAGTGTATCTAATAGATGGATTACAGAAGAAACTGATAGTTTCTACTATAACATAGATAAAAATGATTGTTAAACTATTTGATATACAGAATCACAAAGTGATTCCTACAGAACACTGCTATACGTTAAGTACGTTAAAAAATATTATGGATAAGTATCCGGATCAGCACTTAAAGATTTACGAGTACTTATTCTATATGACTTGCCCCAATCCTGATCTAAATCCTTTCTTTTATATCGAAGATGTTCACAAAGAAGAGATTATCTTAGCTGAAATTGAAGCAGACTTTAGTCCGGAGGATGATAATATTCCCGGAGCATTACAGTTTTGTAAGAAATTATATGAAACACCAACGTCACGAGCTTATAACGGTATTAAGAAAATGCTAGATAATCTTGCGACCTATATGGAGAAAACCCAGATAACTGACGGAAGAGACGGTAATATTACAGCACTTGTAAATGCTGCATCAAAGTACCAACAAATACGAGAGAGTTATAAAGGGGCATATAAAGATCTTCAGGAAGAACAGACAAGTCACGTTCGCGGAGGAGCGGGTCTTGCGTATGACCAAATGTAAATAACATGCTGAAAACCAACGACATACAAATTCCTACTTATGAAAAGGGAGTGTGGACAGTATCTATTTTTGATACTAGGGACAACTTCAAGGATTTTGTATTATCGATTTTTAAAGAACCAGGTAAATATAACTTTACCGAGACTAGTCTTAAGTTTAACGAACAGGCCCGTCTATTTAACGAACGTGGTTTTTATTGCGCATCCCCTCAAGGAACTAAAGACTTTATTATGTACTGGAATGACCAGAAGAATAAATGTCGTGTAGGAGCTATTTATAAAGATGGTGATGACGTCTGGTACATACCACGTGATTATTATATGTGGTTAAACTTCTTACCTATTTTTAATAAGGAGATTCAGAAGTTTGGTTTTGCTGATGTCAGAGATGCTCAGTATCACATGGCTCTCTATGAATGCTTAGCAGAATTGCATTATAGACACGTAGCTATTCTAAAGAAACGTCAGATTGCTTCATCATATTATCACGCTGGTAAGTTACTTAATCAAATCTGGTTTGAAGAAGGGGTTACCCTTAAGATGGGGGCAAGTCTTAAGGACTACATCAATGAGAAAGGTACTTGGAAATTCTTAAATGAATATGAAGCATTTCTAAATCAGCATACTGCATGGTACCGTCCTATGAACCCTAACAAGGTTATGATGTGGCAGCAGAAGATTGAAACAGTATCTGGAATAAATAGACGTAAGTCTGAGGTAGGGCTTAAAGGAGTTATGCAAGGAATGTCCTTTGAGAAAGATCCTACCAATGGTGTAGGGGGACCGTGTAAATACTTCTTCCACGAGGAAGCTGGTATTGCTCCTAAGATGGATACAACATTTGAGTACATCCGCCCTGCTATGAAATCAGGATTCATGACTACGGGAATGTTTATTGCTGCAGGATCTGTCGGAGATTTATCTCAATGTGAACCTTTAAAGAAAATGATCACTAGACCGGAAGGAAATGATATCTATGCCGTTGAATCCACATTGCTAGACGAAACAGGCGCGAGAGGAATGACCGGACTATTTATTCCAGAGCAATGGTCCATGCCTCCTTTTATAGACACCTTCGGTAATTCTAAAGTAGAAGAAGCGCTGGTTGCTTTAGATGAACAATTTTTACAATGGAAATCTGAATTAGATCCCCAGGAGTTTCAGCTTCGTATATCTCAGCACCCTAGAACTATTAAAGAAGCATTTGACTTTAGATCTGTATCGGTATTTCCAGGTCATCTTATTACAGCACAAACTCGACGTATTGAAGATAAAGAATATGCTGAGGAACGTCTAGATATTTATAGAAACGAAAAGGGTGATCCAGCAGTAGCAGCTAGTAATAAGTTACCTATTAGAGAGTTCCCTATTACAAAAAACACTGAGGATAAAACAGGATGCCTTGTAGTATGGGATAGGCCAGTAGAAAATCCAGAGTTTGGAATGTATTACGCCTCTGTCGATCCCGTGGGAGAAGGTAAAACTACTACATCTGATTCTCTGTGCGCAATATATGTATATAAAACATCCGTAGAAGTAACTAAGAAAGATGTAGATAGTGTTCAGACCTTTATAGAAAATGATAAAATAGTAGCAGCTTGGTGTGGCCGCTTCGATGATATTAATAAGACACACGAGAGACTAGAGCTTATCATAGAATGGTATAATGCCTGGACTATTGTGGAAAACAATATTCCGCAGTTTATTACTCATATGATTAACCGCAAGAAGCAGAAGTATCTAGTGCCGAGACAACAGATTCTATTCTTAAAAGATATAGGAGCTAATGCTAATGTATTCCAAGAATACGGTTGGCGTAATACAGGTACCTTGTTTAAAAGTCATATGATAAGTTATGCAATTGAATTTGTTAGACAAGAGCTTGATCAAATAACTTTAGAAGATGGTAAAGTTGTTAAGACAATCTTTGGTATAGAACGTATTCCGGACATTATGTTACTTAGAGAAATGATGGCATATAGAGAAGGAGTTAACGTCGATAGGCTAGTATCGTTTGCAGCTTTAGTGGCTTTTGCTAAAGTACAGCAAGCTAATAGGGGTTATAAAAAACGTTTTGAGGAAACAGCAGCATCAAAAAACTTGGAAAGCACCAATAAATTCAGTAAATTAAATATGAGCCCTTTTCGTCATATCGGCGGAGGGGGTCATAAATTTGAAGGTATGAAGTTACCTAAAAATCCATTTAGAAACATAAGATAATATGCAGATATATAACGCAATGCAGTTAAAGGCTGGGGCCAAAGTAGAGTACAATAAAATGGGTACTCTTAACCAGCCTATCCAGTTTATTCCCAGAAGTGAAAAGGATACAGACTGGGCAGCTTGGAACTTAGACTGGTTAGAATGGAAAGGGTTACAACACGTACGTCGTAATGCTCGTCGCCTAATGAAGAACTATAAACTTGCAAAAGGTATTATAGATAAAGGTGACTATATCATAGAAGAAGATAACGAGTATGCAGATCTAATTGAAACGCTTACTAAGGAAGATGCATCAGCATTAGAACTTAAGTTCTATCCTATTATTCCAAATGTTATCAATACTCTTGTAGCAGAATTTGCAAAACGTTCTAGTGCTATTACATATAAGTCAGTTGATGAGACGTCTTATAATGAAATGATGGAGCTTAAAAGAAGTCAAATTGAAGAATCTCTTACTAGCGCTGCAGAGCAACAGTTAATGATGAGACTTGCTGAGGATGGTGTAGATGTTGAATCGGAAGAATACCAACAGGCATTATCTCCAGAAAGTATTAAGTCCTTGCCAGAAATTCAAGACTTCTTTACTAAATCTTATAAGTCATTAGTAGAGCAGTGGGCCTCACATCAGCATCAGGTAGACGTAGAACGTTTTAAATTAGATGAATTAGAAGAGCGTGGTTTCCGCGATATGCTTATTACAGACAGAGAGTTCTGGCATTTCCGCATGATGGAAGATGATTATGACTTAGAATTATGGAATCCTGTTTTAACATTCTACCATAAATCCCCAGATGCTCGTTATATATCACAAGGTCAGTGGGTAGGTAAGTACGATATGATGACGGTAGCCGATGTTATTGACCGTTATGGATGGTTAATGACGGAACAGCAAATGGAAACATTAGAGCAAATCTATCCTGTACGTTCTGCCGGTTACCCTATTCAGGGTTATCAAAACGATGGTACTTACTATGATGGTACTAAATCTCATGATTGGAATACTAACATGCCTTCTTTAGGGTACCGTCAGTATACTTCGATGTGGGATAATACTCTACGCGGAGGAGACATTGTTAACTGGATTCTTTCAGATAGCGAGGACTGGTTTGATATGGGTATGACTAACTTACTTCGTGTAACGACAGTTTACTGGAAGTCGCAGCGTAAGGTAGGCCATTTAACTAAGATTGATGATATGGGATCGGTTGTTACAGATCTTATAGATGAATCATATAAGGTTACAGACAAACCTCTTTATAATACAGACCTATTTAAAAATAAGTCTAAGGATAACTTGTTATTTGGAGAACATATTGACTGGATCTGGATTAACGAAGTATGGGGAGGAGTTAAGATAGGACCTAACCATCCAACATATTGGGGAACCAATAATCCTGGCGGTATTAATCCTATTTACTTAGGTATTAATCAGAACCAAATTGGATGTATGAAATTCCAGTTTAAAGGAGATGATAGCTTATATGGATGTAAACTTCCTGTAGAAGGTTCTGTATTTTCAGACCGTAATACAAGATCTACATCTTTAGTAGACTTAATGAAACCGTTTCAGATTGGATACAATATTGTAAATAATCAGATTGCAGATATACTTGTAGATGAACTAGGAACAGTTATCTTACTGGATCAGAATGCCTTACCTCGTCATTCGTTAGGAGAAGATTGGGGAAAGAACAACTTAGCCAAAGCATACGTGGCTATGAAGAACTTCCAAATGCTTCCATTAGATACCACAATTACTAATACCGAGAATGCCTTAGCGTTTCAGCATTACCAAAAACTGGATCTAGAACAAACTAATCGTTTGATGTCTCGTATTCAGTTAGGACAATACTTTAAACAACAGGCCTTTGAAGTAATCGGTATTACTCCACAACGTATGGGTCAGCAAATAGGTCAGCAGACAGCTACAGGTATTGAACAATCCATGAATGCATCTTATGCTCAGACTGAAACTTATTTTATTCAGCACTGCGATTACTTGATGCCTCGCGTACATACGATGCGTACGGATCTAGCTCAATACTATAATTCTACTAAACCGTCGGTCCGCCTACAATATATTACTACAGCAGATGAAAGAAAAAATTTCGAGATTAATGGCACTGACCTTCTTCTTAGAGACCTTAATGTTTTTTGTACTACTAAAGCTAATCATCGTGCCGTTTTGGATCAGCTTAAACAAATGGCTGTTTCTAATAACACTTCTGGTGCTTCCATTTATGATTTGGGTAATATTCTCATGGCTGATTCAATTCCTGATGTTACGCAAATACTTAAGAAGACTGAAGCTAAAGCTCAGCAACAGCGTCAGCAAGAGATGCAGCAACAGCAGCAGATGCAAGAACAAATGATTCAGGCTAAATCTGAAGAGGCTCGTCAGAAGATGGAATTCGAAGCTACTGAAAATGAGAAAGATAGACAGAATCGCATATACGAAGCTCAGATTAGATCTGCTGGTTTTGGAGCGACTGTAGATATTAATCAGAATCAACAGAGCGATTACCAAGATGCCCTTAAAGAAATTAACCGTACTCAAGAACAGAACGATAATATCAACCTTCAAAGAGAAAAAGAAGTCTCTAGGATGTCAGAGCATCGTGATAAAATGAGTATAGAAGAACAAAAACTTAATACTCAAAGAGATATTGCGCAGACTCAACTAGACATTGCTAGAGAAAATAAGAATAAATTTGATAAGAAAACGGCTGATAAAAATAAGAAAAAGTAGGCTTTTGCTATAAAGTCAACTATATTTTTTTTAACTCCCTAATTTTTAAAGTTTAAACTATAGATTTGCGTATATTAATATTGTAGAGAATTTAAAAAACCAACCATATGTCTACACAGAATACAGAAACTACCTCTATTGAACAAGTAGAGATGAACCTAGATGAGATTCTAGGAACCCCGGGAGCAGAAAACGTTATGCTACCAGAAGAGGAGAAAAAGCCGAACGTGTTTAGTTCAGCTAAATTAGACCTCAGTTTTATTGACAAGCCCGACGATGAAAACGAAGGCGACGAAAAAGAAACTGCATCTATAGATGATGTAATTGGAGAAGTTGATCCGGATGGAGACTTTAGAAAAAAAGAAGAGGCTGATGATAAGCCGAAATCTGGAAGACCTAAAGTAGACAAGAGCGGAATGGCTGAACTAATTAATAAGCTTATAGATGCGGGTAAGTTAGTTCCGTTTGAGGACGACAAACCTATGGAGGATTATACTCTTAAGGATTACGAAGAACTTATGGATGCAAACTTTGCAGAAATTGAGAACAAAGTAAGACAAGAGACTCCGGTAGAGTTTTTCGAATCTCTTCCAGAAGAACTTCAGTATGCTGCTAAATATGTAGCTGATGGAGGCCAGGATCTAAAAGGATTATTTAAAGTCCTCGCACAAGCTGAAGAAGTTCGTGAATTAGATCCAACATCTGAGAGAGACCAAGAACAAATTGTACGTGAATATTTACGTGCAACTAACTTTGGTACAGCGGAGGATATTGAAGAAGAGATTGACGGTTGGAGAGACCGTGGAGATTTGCAATCAAAAGCTAATAAGTTTAAGCCAAAGTTGGATAAGATGCAAGAGTCAGTTGTAGTTCAGAAACTTGCTAAGCAAGAACAAATGAAGAGACAACAACATGCAGCTTCTGAAGCTTATATGCAAAATGTATATAATACAGTAGCAGCAGCAGACCTTAACGGAATTAAGTTAGACAAGCGTACGCAGAATATGATTTATACTGGACTAGTACAACCTAGTTATCCGTCTATATCAGGTAAGCAAACTAATCTATTAGGACACCTATTAGAAAAGTACCAGTATGTTGAGCCTAACTATAATAAAATTGCTAAAGTACTTTGGTTACTTGCTGACGAAGAAGGATATGAATCGAAAGTAAAGGAACAAGGTAAAACAGCACAAGTGGAGAAAACAGTGCGCCAGCTTAAGACGGAACAAGCTAAGCTAGCTACAAGTTCTCCAGTTGTAGAAAAAGAAGAAACAACACAAAGAAAGATACCTAGAAATGGGAACTTCTTTAAACGATAATAAAATTAACCCTTAAATAAATAAACATGTCAACTCCAGTTTTAAACAATGGTATATTTCTACGAGATACCAACTACGCCGCTAGTTCACACGTAGATTCTTACCACTTGGTTAACATGCTCAAGAACTCTGAACCTATGGATTTAGGACCAGTAGATCTTTGGGCAATGGCACAAAAGGTAGAAATGCCTTTGTACCAAATGTCTAGCTTTGGTGGAAAGAACGTAATTAATGTCGACAACGCAAGAGGAGAGTACAAATGGCAAACGCCGGTTGTATTAGATCTTCCTTACATTGTTGATGATGTAGAATTGAATGGTGCTGAATCAGTAGGTACTGACGGACAAACGTTCAAAATTAAAATTTCACGTCGCGAATTTGGACATGGTGATATCATCACTTATGACAAGTACAACGGTGCTGAGATGTACATTACTGTAGACGATATCATTCCTTTAGGAGATGGTTTCTTGTACACGGTACAGTTAGTTAACAATGATAGCTCTTTTGCGTTATCAACTGACTATCTTGCTCCAGGTACTAAAATCTTCCGTAAAGGTTCTGCTCGTGGAGAATACGGAGAGCGTTTCTCTGACATTACTACACAAACCGGTTTCCGTGAATTCTACAACTTCGTAGGAGGAGCTGAAGCACACGTACACTATTCTGTATCTTCTCGCGCTGATCTTATGATCAAAGGCGGAATGAATGCTGACGGTACTGTACCTGTTACTGAGATCTGGCGTAACTTTGACAAGAATATGGATCCATCTGTAGCTAACCTAGATACTATGGTTTCTCGCATGGGTAAGGATTATGTTAAGCGCGCTATGGGTAATGGTTCATTATCTCGTACTTTCTTAACTACTATGGAAGCAGCTCACTTGAGCAAAGTAGCTAGCGATATCGAAACCTACTTAATGTGGGGACAAGGTGGACGCGTTCGTCAAGACGGTCCAGATGATATCCGTTTATCTGTCGGTCTTTGGAAGCAATTGGACAACTCGTTCAAGCGCGTATACAACAAGGCTGGTTTCAACTTAGATTTGTTCCGTTCTGAATTGTACAACTTCTACGCTGGTAAGGTTGACTTCCAAGGTCCAGATCCTAAGCGTCAGCTTATCGTACAAACAGGTATGGCAGGTATGCGTATGGTTAATGCAGCAATCGCACGTGAGGCTATGTCTTCAGGATTGTTGATCCAAGCTGCTGACATCGGAGCAATCACTGGTAAAGGTATGGACTTGAACTTCGGATTCGCTTACACTTCTTATGTTATCCCATTCTTGGCTAACGTTAAGTTCGTGTTGAACCCGGCGTTCGATAACTTACATACTAACGATATTGAGAACCCAATCATTGATGGTTTCCCATTGTCTTCTTATAGCTTCATCATCTTTGATATTACCGATAACACTAACGATAATATCTTCTTGTTGAAACTTAACTGGGATAACCAATTGAAATGGTGGTACCAAAACGGAACTATGGATTACATGGGACGTAGCCAAGGCTTCGCGTCTTCTGGACAATTCAACGGATACCGTGTATACATGACGCAAAACATGCCTGCGATCTGGGTTAAAGACCCGACCAAAGTATTGAAAATCGTTATGCGTAACCCAGTTACTGGCGGATCATTCTAATCTTAAATAATCTGTAAAAACGGGGGGAGGCTAAAATCTCCCCCTTTTTTACTACCTTTACAAAAACCAATTAATAAAAACCAACTAAATGACAACAGCATTTACAAAAGTCGAGAGGTATTCTGAAACTAAAAGAAGTCCTATCGCAATTAAACCCTACTTCGATGATCGAATTAGTAACATGGGGTTAGAGAAATATGGCATGTCTCTTTACGAAGGAGTCAAGCATATGGAACAACTAGCCTGTCTTGAATTCAACGGAATCAAGAGATATGTAACAGGACTTAATGAATTTGCTCCGGAGATTAAAAACATTCCTGATGCTGAAACAAGAGAAGCTACAATTCGTGAAATCAGAGCAGTAGTAGCAGAGCTTGAAAAAGAATTAGCTGCTAACGTAGTTGATCCTGATGATAAAGAATTCTGGAATAAAATAAAATTACTTAGACCAGATAATGATGCCTTTTGGTCAAAGATCGAAATTAAAGCTGGAAATGAGCCAATTTACTTGGATCCAAAAGATCCTTATGACTTGGTAAAACTTTACGCTATTAATGCTGGAGGTTTTAGTATCATAGCTAAAAGCTACGATGATGCTAGATCAAAGATGCCTGTTCCTAAGTTCTTCTTAGACAGACACGTTGAAACTGTTTCTACTAAAACAGAAAGTAAGAAGTTACGTAATAAAGCTCTTTCTGAATTACAGAAACTGTTTGATAAGAATACAAACAAACTTCTTTACATTGCTAAAATTGTAGATACAGCTAGCGCGCAGTATAGAAAGAGTACACCTAATGATGTTGTTTACGATAACATGGATAATTTCATTAGTGGTCAAGGTTCTGAAAAGAATGCTAACCGTGCTGCACAAATGTTCTTAGACTCTGCTAACCTAGGTATGGAAGTACTTAAGTTAAAAGCACTTGTTAAGGACGCTACCTTTTATAAATTTATTGTAACGAAAGCTGATGGATTTGTATATACTGCTGATAAGAACATTCTTATTGGACGTAATCAAGCAGATGCTGTAGAGTATCTAAATAATCCTCTTCACGAAGACGTTTTAGTAGATTTGCTAAAAAAAGTAGAGAAATATTGGAATCAATAACTATCTTATATATAAATACTTAAAGAAATGAAAAATTCAGGTGCAAAAGGTATTGGTGGAAAATCCAATCCTAACAACATGGCAGTATTTAATGCTATTAAAAATTCTGCTGGTAAGTCTTCTGGTAAAGTAAATGCTAGTCCAGCTGCTACAAAGAAGTCTAAAGGTACATCATCAGGTGGGGTTAATAAACCACAACCTAAACCAGGACGTTAATGGCTATCCTTACTAGTAAGGAAGCTAAAAATTTAATCCATTATAAGAAGGCCTCTCCTCCTAAATTTGCAGGGGGAGGGACTTCTAAATGTGGCTTAGTTGAACTCCCTAAAAAGAAATAATATGGCAGCAAAAAAAGTAGCTACCCCTAAAAAGTCAACTGCTTCAATAAGCATTTCTTCTCCAAATAAAGCGGAGATGCGTAAATGGGAAATTGAATCAGCTATGAATACTTTACGTCGTGCAGAAGAAATTCGTAGCAATCCTAAGATGATGACTGATGTAAAGAAATTTGCTCAAGAGCAGATTAAAATGTTAGGTAACGTAGCTAAAGGAAAATAACATGGCTAAGCAAGGATTATACGCTAATATTCACGCTAAGAGAGCTCGCATAGCTGCAGGCTCAGGTGAGAAGATGCGCAAGGTGGGAGCAAAAGGTGCCCCTAGTAAAAAAGATTTTACCCAGTCGGCTAAGACTGCTAAAAAGAAATAACATGGCTAAGAGTCCAGCATGGCAAAGAAAAGAAGGTAAGTCTCCAAGTGGAGGACTTAATGCTAAAGGGCGTGCTTCTTACAATAGAGAAACTGGTGGAAATTTAAAAGCTCCACAACCAGAAGGTGGCTCTAGAAAGAAATCCTTTTGTGCTAGAATGTCTGGAGTAAAGGGACCTGCAAAGAAACCTAACGGCGAGCCTACAAGAAAAACGTTAGCGCTTAGAAAATGGAAATGTTAAAACTATAGTACTATGATGAAAGGTTGTGCAAAATGTGGCGGATCCTACAAGAAAGGAGGAAGCCATCCAGGATTTAAAGCAGTACAGTCAAGTATTGCAAAAAAGCAGGGCGTATCTAAAGCAGCTGCTGGAGCTATATTAGCTTCTGCTGCTCGTAAGGCGTCTTCTGCTGCTAAAAAGGCAAACCCAAACTTGAAAAAAGTTAAAGGATAATAAATACCATGATTAACAAAAATTCTAAAAAAATAGGTTACATGGATTTAGGTGGGAACTTTGTAGATACAAGTAATATGTATACAAAGGAGGAGCCGGTATCTGGTATGGGTACTATTTCTGAATCTTCCGAATCTTCTGAATCTGGGGATTGGCCTAAAAAAGGAAAAGGTTATAACTACAAAGCTCATAAAAAACGTAGTGGTAGTGGCCCTAGTAGATGTTATAAAAAACATAACAATTGGTAAATAATGAACAATACTACTCTACAGCTTAAGATTAAGCAACGACTTAATAAGCTTGCCAGCAATGATTACGATAACTTCGAATGCTGGCAAATTGTAGAGGCCTTTAATAAAGCCCAGATACAATGGGTCCGTCGCCAACTAATTGGATTAAACGCTGAAAAACAAGGAGATGAACAATCTACTCGTAAAGTAGATGATCTTCAGAATTTATTAAAAGAAGTTTTAGTAGAGCTTTATCCCAAACATCTATACCAAGAAACTGAGCTTCTTCCGGAAGATTATTTACAGTTTAAACGTATTGACGCTAATGCTAGAAAAGGATGTTGCGAAGATCCGCAAAGCATGACTGTTACTTATCTTGCTGAAGAACAGAACGTTCCCGTTTACTTACAGGATTACTTACGTAAACCTAGCTTTGAATGGGGAGAAACCTTCTGTACTCTTGTAGGAGATAAAGTACGTATATATAATGACAATGATTTTGAAGTTGTCAACTGCTATCTGATGTATTATAGAAATCCAGTTCTGATTCAAATCAATGGCTGCACAGACCCATATACCCTACAAGTATCGACTGATGATATTATTTGCGAATTTGCGGATAACATCATTGAAATACTTGTAGATGAAACAGTACAAGTACTTGCAGGAGATATTGAATCTATGAATCAATATTCTATTGCTAAAACATCTGGAGAAGAAAACACATAATAACTAGGAATAATGGCGGAACAACCGAGAAATTTATTGAAACGAGAAGTAGTAGGTATTACTAGTCCTACCGCATCTACTATAAAGAAAGCACCATCTACTAAAGGTAAGAATATACTTTTATCAGATGACTGCGTAGAGTATCTAAACTACCGTGTACAACAAGAGGAATACTCGGGCAGAATATACTTGGCTATGTCAATGTGGTTAGATAATAACGGTTATGTTAATGCCGCTAAACTATGGCGTAAATACTCTAATGAGGAAATGTCCCATTCAGACTTAGCAAGAACCTACTTATTATCTATGGGGGTACAACCGCTTACTCCAAAACTAGATTCTCCTAACCAAACCTTTAATGGTCTTCCTGAGATTATACAGATGTCTTATGATCATGAGATTACTATAACTAAGCAAATCAAAGAGTTGGCTGGAGACGCTATGAAAAAAGCAGACTACATGTTATATGAGTTTGCTTTAGCTTACTTAAAAGAACAAGTTGAAGAGCATAACAAGATGCAAAACTGGGTAGACCAGTTAAACTCTTTTGGTACAGACAAGGTAGCAATGCGCTTACTTGATCACGAGATGAAAGATTATTTGTAAAAATTTGGAAGGAACAGAAACTTTCCTTATATTAAATATATATTTATAACCCTTAAAAA